AACAGGACCAATCCAAACCGCTTTGCTTGCCCGATCTGCTAGTATCCTCCGTTGCGATCCACTTCACGTCACCGAGATTGCGGATGTCGGCCGCCTCGCCGAGCGCGCATCATTTCGCGCGCTACGATGGTCTGAATGGCTGCAATTTTCTGATACGCTGGAACAGGTCCAGCCAAAGCGGCTATTTCACGAGCGGCCTGTAAGGCTGCTGCATCGACCCATGAAGGAACTTCGGGAGAGTAGCATTTTCCTCCTTCCGTGGGGTGTGCCGCGACCGGAATGTTATGCTCGACAATCGTCACCTCTGGCTTGTAGAGGTTGATCCAATACTGATAGTCAGCGACAACCATCGTATCGCGTTCGGCGACAGTCACCGGGACGCCGATGGCTTTTAACGCGATCTCGATCTCTCCGACGATGGCTGATTTACCGGAGCCTGTTTCGCCGGAAACGGTGACTGTTATTTTGCTCACGGTTTCCTCCATGCTCGGTGCGCCGTGTAAAGAACTGATACTGCAGCGTCAATGTAATCGGCCTTGTGGGTTTCGTTTTCCCATTCCTCGACGCTCGAATTGCCAAAGCGGTGCCAGAGGTGTTTGGCTATCCGTATTTCCAACTCAGATGGCTTTCCGAGACTTTCGGCGTAATCCTCGGCACCATTGGCGTATGGGTCTGGCATCGTGTTTTCCTTAAGTGGTGTGAAACGCTACAGCGGCTTCCACCCGTCGAGGTAATAGAGGATGCTGCCTTCGCTTCCTACCTCGTGCCAGACGTCATTTTCGTAGAAGGCAATCGCATGGTGTCGCTTGCGCGCGCGGTCTCCATAGTCGTGCCCACGAACTTTGACCCACGTTCCATCCTTCGGTGCGGTCTCAATCGGTTGCCAGTCCGTCACTTTGAACCCTCGCGGTCTGCGGTCTTTAATGCTGCCTTCGCGTCGTAGAAACCCACCTGATGCTCTTCTTGATATGCTCGTATTTCAGCTCCCGTTATGGGGTGTGGTGTCAAGATTACCAGAGCAAGTCTCGCATCATGAACGATTTCCGCGACAAGATCATTCTTGAAATATGGCAAATCAGAAACTCGGATGAGCACGCTACGGAGTTGATCAATCTGCTCTGGCGATAAAGTCATGTCTCGTCCTTTCGGTAAGCAGAAGACAACGCTGGATCGAACATCGCATCGAGCAGCTTATGGAAGTCATCGGCATGGATTACCGATCGGCCATCATCCAGGCGAAACGTTCGGACCTTGACACCGAACAAAGTGGCGGTGCCTTCGTGAGTCGCCTTCGGGATATCGTCGTCTCGGGCCGGTTTCATGATGTGCCTTTCTCGTCAGTCAAGGAACATCCGACCTCGCGCTCGCATTCTTCGATCACTGCGACGATGTTGCCGGGATGTGCGCCTTTGTTGGCCTTGATCCATGCCAGCGCCTTCCGCGCGCTCGCAAGCTGGGCGCGGAGGTTCTCGATCTGGGCCAGCGCGCCAAAAGCGCACGGCACGTCAGACGTGCATGCCTTCACGTCGCCTCCGCATCCGGTAAGCTGGGCGCGGAGACTGGCTACCTCAGCATCCAATTGCTCAACGTTGTTCGCAGCCTGTTTGAACAGGTCCATGCGCTCGATTGCGATTTTCCGTAGACGATCGATTTCGTCGGTTTTCTCCTGGCAGAGCGTGCATTCGCACGAATGGCGCAGCGCAGGGTCTATCATTTCCCCACTCCTTCAACGATATGCGTGTCCCTGATCGCCTTCGCGATGTCGCGGCATGCTTCGTCGTAGTTCGGATCGTTGGCCGCACCGACATGCCCCTCAGCGATCTTGGCGCAGTCCTCGGCGATGGCGGCAGATGGTGGCAGGCCGGCGTAGAGTGGTTCACATGGGTGTTTGTTAGGTGCAGGGTAAACGCTGACGAACCACTGCCCATGGAATTTCCACCGCCACGCGACCGGCTCGCCCTGATGAGGAGCGGGGGCCCGCACGTCGGACTGAGCGCGGATGGCGGCGACGGATTCGCGTGCAGCCTTGGCCCATTCTGGCTTGTCGCGTTCAATGAACCTCGCCGCGTCGAGTAGCATTTCCAACGGGTCCAACTTGCTCATGGCTCAACCTTTCCCTGCCGGGGCATTAACGCTGCTTTGGGCTTTGACAAGCTCAGCCCTGATCTGATCTTCGGTGATACCGTCGCGCCACCGGCCGATCTGCTTCAGCCAAGCAGTAGCAACATCGACGTCATTCGCCTCAATCACGGCCTCACGGACGCCCTTCAGACGGTCGCGCTTCAGCTCTGCACACCAGAGACAGCGACGAGCGCAGTCGGCGCATCCCGATTCCGGATCGATGCAAGCAAATTCCTCGAAACAATCATATGTGTAACCATCGCCGCCGCACTCTGGGCAGTCATCACCAGATGGGTTGAGGCGTTGGAGAACCTCGTCCTCGATCGCTTCTAGTATTCGTTCGCCGCGTGTCATGTGCGTTGATTCCCAATTATCGAATAATGATCTCGACCCGCGCCAGCACGGTTCGGTATCCTGCTCGCTTGTACATTTCCCAATTGCAGTGCGGCGTGAAGTGCTCGATAGCGGCTTTCCGGGAGTAGGCCATCGTGCCTGCGATGATGCCGGTTCCTTCCTTAGATACGGCGTACATCCGCTTATGAAGTCGTGGTTTTCTCATTTTCCTTTATTTCCCATTAGCTAAAACGTTGAACCGGCGGCCGTCCCGCATGGGTGCGCTGGCGCCTGGAAAAGCCTCGTGATGCAATCGGCCGTTTCGTCGGCATCAGGCCATAGGAGCGCTTCAGTACTCTGTCGGCCTTGGCCATGCGCGGATTGTCTTCCTCAACTGTCTTCTTGTCCGCGCAGACATCGCAGTAGCATTTGCAGTTGTCGATCGTAGGCTCTCCACCGAGGCCGTCAGGCTGCACATGCTCGAATATCAGATGGCCGGCGCGGATGGCGAGCGGCTTCATGTCAGGCGACCTTTGCGAGCGCGCTGCGGAGCTTTTCCAGCTCGGCGTTGACCGATAGCGCATCATCCTTGTGGCGAGCCCAGAACCGCTGCAGGCCTTCCCGGTTGCTGGTCTTCATGCTGTCGAGTTCGGCGAGGTCCGTGCAGTTCCGGGCCATCATGATGACGCGGTCGCCGTACCTGCCAGCCGGGATGAATGTCATTGTCCCTTCGTGGTCGACGAACGGGTATTCATCGTCTGACATGGCGATCGACTTCATGCGGCGTTCCTCGCGCTCGTGCTCAACCATCTCGGAGGCGGTTAGGTCGGTCGCCTTGGCGCGGTCCATCTCCTCCTCCACATAGAGGCCAGAGAACGTCTCCGGCCAGCCGGCGCGCAGCGCGACCATGTTGGCGCACTTGGCCAGCATGACGCGGGGCATCTTGGCCCAGTTTCCCGATGCATCGATGGTCAGTTTCCCGGTCGGCTTGCGCTTGCCGGACTCCTGATCGAATGCCCACTCCTCTTTGATCGGGGCATACTCATCCCAATAGGCCCAACCCTTGACCGGGTGCCAGGCACCGCCGCTGTCCTGTTTCCACAGAGTAACCGTTACCTTCTCGATGCCGAGCGGGTTGGTCTGGCACTTGAAATCCGGCTGATATGTGAACTCCGGCTCCGTCTCGGACGGCCGATAATCGCGGCACCGGGACGCTAAGACGCGCTGGCCGTCTTGCGTGACGATGATCGTCATCTTGCGCTTCTTCTCGTCGTCCTTGGAGTAGACAACGGCGATGATCTGTTTTGAGAACGGATCAAGCTGCTTCGATCGCGCGTATTCGATGAAAAGGTCGAACTCATCGTGGTTGGTGTCGCGGGCGACCGTGCGCTTGATGGTGTCGAGCTGGCGCGAGGTCCACGAGGCGACGCCGGCCGGCTGGATTCGTGCAATCTGGTTCATGTCAGGCCCTTCGAATTGTCAGCGTTACGCCGTCAGTTTCCATGTGAACGCCGAGGATAGCCGGCATCTCTGCGTTCAATTTCTCGATCTCGAGCGCGCGGGCTTCTGGCGGTATCTTGGCTGCAAAGAGATTGTCCAACGCCTTTTGGCGTTCGCGCAGAACCTTTGTTAGTCCCGCCTTGTCGAGCGTCGGATCGTTGCGCTTCCAAAACTGCGTCGGTATCGCGCTCTCGTCGTCGATCGCCAGCCGTGGCGCGGCTTTGCCGAGCACGACGGTTCCGATGTCCATCTCCAGGTTCTGCCAGTTTGCCAACGTCAAGGCCTGCTCGATCAGCCCGCGCGTCGCTTCAATGCGCTTCTCGAACCGCAGCCGCCGATTCTTCAATTCAGCCTCGCGCGCTTTGATGCCGGTGACGAAAATCTCGTCCTCCTCGATCAGGAGCACCGCGGCGCGGATTTCTGCGTCAAGCGTGGTCTCACCCTCGAACGTGTCGGCGAGCAACTGCTCGTCGCCGCAGCACATGCGCGCGATCTCCAAGCGTAGGCTCTTGGCGGCCTCAATGGCCCTGTGAAGATCGCTCTCGTTCATTCGAACCACCTTGCGAGCAACGGAGCCACGTAATAGTGTTCCACGATCATGAACAGCGTTCCGGCGAGTGCGGCGGCGAGAGGCGGGGCGATCGTGGCTGTGAATTTCATCGCCGCACCATCTGATGCGCGGCGAGCCGTTCGCGAAGGATCACGTTGCTGGCCTCGCTGGCTACGAGTATGCACATGCTGATGAGCACCACTACCGCCAGAAATTCGGGCAGGAGCTTGATGTAGCAGGCGACCAGTTCGGGCTCAGGCTTTCGCATCGGGGGATTCCTTGAGAGAGGAGAGGGCGGGCTCTGCATAGTTTCGAACCCAGATTAGTCGGCGCTCGACTAGATCAATGAGGCGATCTGTCTGCTCGCTGAAGCCGCGTAGTTCTTCGACTACTTCATGCAGTCCTTCGGCTTCAGCCGCAGTTACACAGCCGAGACAGTCCTCCAGCGCCTTCCGCATCGCCTCGTTCTCGCGGGTGAGGCGGTCGTGGTTGTTGCAGGCCTCGATGATGAACGCGGCGCGCTCTTGTGGTCGTGTATCTGGCGATGTAGCCATGAAGCAAATGCGCATGTGGGGCTGGTTCATCTCGACGATATGGATATTCCAAGCCATGCCCTCGCGCTGATCTTCATCGGCATACCAAGGCAGTCCAAGATTTGGCTCACCCATTGGCCACCTCGTGCTTGCGAGCCGGCGCCAACTGATGGCGCATGAAATTGATCTCTTGCTCGATGCAGTCTTGGATTTCGGCCGCCAGCGTGATCTTCGCGGCCTCAGTGTTGAGGCGCGGCTCATCAGCCAAAAACTGCTCGGCGAGCGCGTAGCAGGCGGGGTCATAGGTCTTGGTCGCCATCATCACGCCTCCCAGTTCTTGCGGAGGTCGTGCGCATGGTCGAACGCGGCGGACTGCCGGTCGAAGTCTTCCGGCTCCTGCAGGTCAAGCGATTCAACGAGGTCGGCGATCGCCGCAAAGCGGGTATGGCCGTAACCGCGGACCCGGCCGTCATGGCGCTCAAGATAGGCGCCGAACTCGCCGTTCGGGCAAAGCCCGGTGATGACGTCGCCGTTATCGAAGTGGTGGGTGCGGCACTGTTCCATCACGCCACCGCCTTTTTCAGGTTCAGGCAGATCGCGCGGGCGCCACGATGGGCGTGGCCTTCCTTGGCGACTTCAACGGTCTGCGTGACGATCCGGCCGGACTGGTCGCGGATGATAGCGACGAAGCCCCAGCGAGTGCGGACGGTTTCGATTGTGTAGGCCATGGCGGCTCTCCATCAGCGATCTGATGCCCTCTTGTTTCACATGCCGAAAACAAAATCAACAGTTGTTTTCCATTTGACGAAAGTTTTTTTCTGTGCGATGAATTTGCTCATGGCAAATCATCCTCTACGAAAATACCGCAAAGACGCCGGACTGACATTGGCAGAGTTGGCCGAGAAGGTTGATATGTCGGTGCCATCCCTATGCCGCATCGAGCTTGGTCAACAGGCTCCGTCGCTGGCTCTCATCTCGCGTTTGATCAAGCTATCGCGCGGCAAGCTGCGCGCTGACGACTTTCTGGAGGCATAAATGAGCAAAGAAGACACACAGCAGACGATCGGCAAATTTCACGCCGCTCAATATGAGCGCGATGCCATCCACGTGGCTGTCATGTCTGTGGTTGCAGCCGAACCTCTCAAGCCGGGGCAACACATTGGCTTTACCGAGCATGGATATCGCGTCACATCCAAGCCAGCAGGCGGCTACAAGCTGCTCGGCATCGTTGACCCGTTCCTGCCGAAAGGTGTCAAGGAAGGAGATCGTTTCTGGATGATGCTCTATCCGAACACGATCACCAGCCTGAAGCATCTTTGGTCCCATCCGGATATCGCCAATGATGGCCGCGCCACGTCATCGGCATCCGAGAAATGGTTGCGCGATTTTGCGGATGCAGTCGACGCCGATTACGACAAGATGATGCGCGTAGCGGCCTCTCATTGCGACCCCGGAAATAGGTGGGGTGACTATCTGATCGAGGGCGACAAGTGGGAAGGCCAGAGCACGCCAGACGAGTTCTGGACCCACTACGCGGCGGTCACGGGCAAGACGCCGGATGGCGGCCCGGTAGGCATCTTTTCGTGCTCGTGTTAGCTCATTGAAAGAGAAGCATAATGCACCCCGCCCTCGACCTCGCAAACCCCTTCAAGACTTCACCCGCGCCATCCTCAGCGCCTCACATCAGCCCCGGTGAGCGTGAGCCGTCAGTGATGCCGGCTTGTGGCGCGGGTGAGCTGGCCGCTGCAGAGTCCTCCCCTGCAGCGGCTAGCATTGATCAGAGTTCTGACGGTGCTGGGGAGAGACCCAGACTGGAGACTGACGTAGGCCCCGGAGCAATCCGGTCAAGCAGCAGGTCCGTAAACGCGGAAGCCGGAGTTACGCCCGGTCCGTCAGAAGCCTACCCTCCCGCCGGCTACGTGCTGGTCCCGATCGACGAGCTGAAATGCTGGCGCGACGATCTCGCCTATTACCGCGCGAGAGAACAGCGGGCTCAGTTGGAGCCGCTGCCGACATTCCTCCGCGCTCCCGAAAGGGGGTCCTGATGCGGAAGGACCTACCTGAAAAACTAGAATCTGGTCGGGTGTTGTCGGGACCAACCCGGAGTGACCCATCATGGGGTGCATACGGCCAGTTCTTTATGCAAGGTCCGTGCGGAGAGCGGCTCTGCATCGTTGCTAGCGGCGCTGATGCCGACGACAAGATGTCTGCAGGATGGGAGCACGTCTCTGTTTCAACGCGCAGGCGCCCGCCTAATTGGCAGGAAATGTGCTTCGTGAAGGATCTCTTCTGGTCGGAGGAGGAGTGCGTCATTCAATTCCACCCACCGCGGTCGGAATACGTCAATAATCATCCCCATTGCCTGCATCTCTGGCGTCCGGTCGACGATCACATCCGGCTGCCGCCGAGCATTCTTGTCGGCCGCAAGGATAAGGGCATCCTGACGCAAGCGGAGGCCGATCAGATTTGGCGCGAGGCGAATCCATGATGTACGCCCTTGACGATCTCCCTGCCCAAGATGTGGTCATGCTCGACCTGCCGCCGCCGCTGTCCGTGAACCGGACCCGCCGGGTCGACTGGAGCGCCCAGCCCAAGCTTCGGGCATGGAAAGAGCAGGCCGATCGATTCGTGATGGCCGCCAAGCGTTCGGCAAAACCGCCGAAGTTCGACCGTCTTGAGCGCTTCACCGTGACCATCGTCCTGTCCGAAGACCACTGCGAACTCGACGCGGACAACGGCATCAAATCGGTGATCGACTATCTCCGACGCATCGAGATCATCGCCAACGACGCCAAGAAGAACATGCGCGGGCTGCATGTGATCTGGGGACACGCACCGGCCGGAATGCGGGTGATTGTGAGGGCTTGCGCATGAGACGGGAATTCACGCGGGTATCGGTTCGGCCCTTGACCCGTTTGGCCTCCGTGGAGGCGATCGCTTGAGGCATCTCTGAAAAATCGCATATCGAAGGCGGACCTTCAAAAGGAATTTTCAGAGGCTGCCAAAAATACCTGTGCAATGCAGGATCGTATGGATACGACGAAGGATTGCAAATGACAGCATGGACCGAGCTTGAGAACCGCAGCCTCTCTGAGATCCAGGCCCGCCACCATGCCCTTAAATTGAGCATTGCTGCCAAGGCCAAGGTCGATACGGGGGTGAAATGCCCCTCGGCCTCCCAGCGGGAACTGGCGCCGGCGCCTCCGAAGGTCAAAGCCAATCTGCGCGAGATTCTGGTCTATCCGGTCATTCCGGAGACCAAAATACCTCCACAACCTGTGGATAACCCTGTTTTTCGCGCCAATGAGATCAGGAACATCCAAAAGCTGGTCTGCGCTTGGGGAAACGTGACCATGGTCAACCTGCTCTCGGATAGGCGGTTCGTGCAATTCGTCAGGGCTCGCCAGGTCGGAATGTACCTAGCCTCTGAAACCACAGGGAAATCCATTTCCGAGATAGGCCGCAGGTTTGGCGACAGAGACCATTCGACCGCCTACCACGCGATCTGGAAGGTGAAAGCCCTGATGGCCGCGGACCCGGATTTCGCCGTACAGGTGGCCGCGCTACGGGCTCAAATTGAAAGACCCTTGCCAAATGAATGACAAGGGTCTTAAAAGGATGAACCGACGCGGTTCGCAGCCGCTCGGCTCTGATCAAGGTTTACGTTTGGGACCAACCTCAATCCGTAGATGCTCACTTAGCATCCTCAAGCCCCAAATCCAACCCCCCTCAGATGCATTTCAGCGGTAACCCGTCCATCGGGCCAGGAACCGCGAGCCTAGCCAGGGTTGTTGCGGAAATCTGCGGCACCTTTGAAAGCTCTGCGCCGGCTGGCGGCTGTCGTGGAGCAGGTCCGGGCGCCGTTGAACATTACGACCCGGAGGATAGCTGGCGGCTGACGGATCGGCTTCTGGTGGTTCCGCGCCAACAAGCGAGAGTAAAGGCCGACCGCATGACCCCGGCCTACCCGGAAGGGTTCTTCGATCCGACGATCCCTCTGCAGACAACTCGTCTCGAAGGGCAGGCTTCGCTGTTACCGGCGAAGCTCTGCATGCGACAATCTGAACTCAAGGGCAGGGAAAGGAAGCAAGATGGACTTCATCCGATGGTGTGCAGGCAAGAATTTCTCTCCACACGCGAAAATCGCGCTGCAAGCAATATGGGACGCGCTTACCGTTGGCGGAAAAGCGCCGACTGTTTGACGATCTCCACGAGGGATTCATGGAAAGGATCGACCGATGAGTTTGTTCAAGGACGCATTGAGCGACAAACTGACGTCCGCACCGGCTGATGCGATGGCAAGAGCAACCCATCCCGGCCAGGCTCATTTCGCCGGAACTGGACCTCGCGGAAAGACCTGTCGGGAGTGCACGATGTGGGCTCACGTCAAGGACGATTATCGGGCCAAGGGCGGTAAATACCGCGGGCTTATCAAGCCGGCGATCTGCAGCAAGTACAAGCAACTGATGCGCGAAGAGGGGCCAGCAATCCCCGAAGATGCGATGAGCTGCAAGTATTTCGAGCAGAATGACAGGCCTCCGGAGCGATTTGCAAAGGCATCGTGACTGGTAGTTGGGTGACGCGACGCTTCCGCGCTTTCGTCCATTGCAGACCACTTCCTCTCGAATCGGGAAGTTTTAGACGAACCATCAGATAGGGAAATATCATGAAGCGAGTGGATAATGGCGTTCCAAGACGCGATAGGCTGGACCTTAACTGTGACGCAGAGACGATGATTCGTAGCGTCATGCTGGCCGTAGAGCACCTTGGCGCCGATCCGTTGCTAACAGATGCTATCGTTCTGCTCGGTCAGGCTCGCAACAAGGTCGCAGATTTCGTTGAGCGGTGTGACGTTTGTGACGGCGCTCGACGTGTCAAATCCAGCAGCCCAGACAAGGATAAGGCATTTATGGTGCCATGTCCGCGATGTGTTCTCTGACCGTTGAAAAAGAAACCCCATGAGCGAACAACTGGTGGCAGAGCTTTACGACAGGCTGATTGCCGGGAAATTCAAGGAAAGACGGATCGAATATCCGTTCCAGCGTGGCTACAACGCGGGAATTGACTTTGCGATCAAGCAGATGAGGTTGGCTTGCGATGAGCCGACGGAACAGGAGACGGCAGAATGAGTGACTCATGGGCTGGAACACGCAAATCGCTTCGAAGGCTGGGCATTGCTTGGAATGAAGCAGATCAGGATACGAAATACGATATTTCCTTCTGGATTATCGGTTTGTCTTTGATGGCTGTGGCGATCATCTATCAGTTTGGAGCTGCCGGCACGCTGTTCTGCGTGGGACTGGTCATTTGGAAAGCTGGATGCGTGGGCTTGGAGAGCGGAAAATGAGCGACATCCTCCAAGCTGCGCAGACCCTGATCCTGCGCCTCAACGCGCCACCACAATACCATTCCGTCTGGGTCCGCACCGAAGTCGACCCGGATAGCGGGAAATCCCGCAACGTGCTATGCGTCTCAATCAGGCCTGAGCAGGTCAACAAGATCAAGGTTCCGGACAAGCACATGGGATACGACGTGATCAAGGAACCATGGCCGGAGGGCGTGTGATGGTCATTCATGCAACATTCGAGCCGCAGCCAGACATCACGGCCTATGAGCTGGCGCTGATCGTCAGCAAGACCTTCGGCAGCCTGATGAATCGCATCAGGTTCGACCAGGCCAAATGGGATGCTCTTGACCCCACGCTCAAGCGTCACTTCAGGCTATCAGGCGAGACCGATGGGATCTGATCGCACCAAGCGCAAGGTGGTCGGAGGCTCCCTGCTCGGAAACGACTGGGAGAAAAACACCCGGAGGAAAATACAGGCAGGATTGCTGACCAAGCGATTGATTTTGTACGTAAACGGAAAAATTCAGCTAGAGCCAGCGCAAGTCACTGCTGCACTTGGGCTTTTGAAGAAAGTCTTGCCTGATACTGTGTTCGTTGAACACGCTGGCGAGGTCACAACCCGAGTGATTCGGGCGCCCCCGGCGATCAAGACCCCCGAGGAATGGGAGCAGACCTACGTCCCACCGCAGCACAGGACGGAGCATTGAGCATGGCAGGCGAGATGATCGAGAGGGTGGCGAAGGCGATCGCGGAAGCGCCGCTGAAGCAAAGCGATACGATAGATCAGGACTATGCAACGATGGCCCGGGCCGCGCTCGAGGCCATGCGCGAGCCTACTGAAGCAATCAGGCAAATCAAAACGATGTCAATCAGTTATGGTGCTGAGGATATCTGGCGCACCATGATCGATGAGGCCCTGAAGTGACCACGGACGAGCTCCGCAACTTGCTGCGCGCGATCCGCAGGCCGACTGAGACGCCGGGCTATGTCGTGCCGATGTCTGATGTCGAGGTCGAGGGCTGGGTCACGATCTTCTTGGCGATGGGCTTGGTCGTGGATGGCTAAGCCCAGCCAAGTCTACGACGTAATCTGGGGACCGCAGCCAGGCCCACAGGAGGCCCTGCTGGCCTGCCCGATCTTCGAGGTGTTCTTTGGGGGTGCTCGAGGCGGCGGCAAGACTGACGGCATGTTGGGCGAATGGGTCAGCCATCAGGACCAGTACGGCGAGCACTGCAACGGGATCATGTTCCGCCGCGAGCGGACGCAGCTGGTCGACACGATCGAGCGCAGCCGGCAGCTGTTCAGGCAGCTTGGGGCGAGCTACCATGAGCAGGAGAAGTTCTGGCGGTTCCCCAATGGGTCACGGTTTCAGTTCGCGTATCTCGATCATGACAGTGATGCGGACGCCTACCAGGGGCGATCACACACAAGGGTCTATATCGAGGAGATCGGCACGTTTCCTTCGCCTGGCCCTGTTTTCAAGCTTATGGCCACACTTAGGAGCGGTCATGGCATTCCGTGTGGGTTTAGGGCCACCGGGAATCCCGGCGGACCTGGCCATCAGTGGGTGCGCGCTCGCTATATCGATCCTGCACCGCTTGGTTGGCGGACCATCACCGAGACGTACGAGAACCCGTGGACCAAGGAGAGCGTGAAGCGGGAGCGGGTGTTCATCCCCTCCAAGCTGCAGGACAACCGCTATCTGGGCGCCGAGTACGTGGCGAACCTGCAGATGGTGGGCAACGCGCAGCTGGTACGGGCCTGGCTTGAGGGCGACTGGTCAGTGATCGAGGGGGCGTTCTTCCCTGAATTTTCGGAGGCAAAGCATGTCATTGCACCATTCCAAATCCCCGCGAACTGGACGCGGTTTCGCAGCGGTGATTGGGGATCTGCGAAGCCTTTTTCGATTGGTTGGTGGGCGGTCGCGGGAGACACAATTACGTGCGGCACTGGAGATTTACGACAGATACCCCGAGGAAGTCTCGTCCGCTATCGAGAATGGTACGGCGCCAGTGCCCCCAACGTCGGCCTCAAGCTCCCCGCCGAAGACGTAGCCGACGGCATCAAGGAAAGGGAGCGTGATGAGCCGAAGGACATCGAGGGTAATCCAGCAATCACTTACGGTGTCCTCGACCCCGCAGCCTTTGCGAGCGATGGCGGTCCTTCGATCGCGGAGCGGATGGCTACGCGCGGAGTATTTTTTCGACGAGCTGATAACGCCCGGGTGTCTGCCCGTGGCGCTATGGGTGGATGGGATCAAGTACGTGCGCGCCTCAACGGAGACGGAGAGCGGCCCGGGATCTACTTCTTTAGCACCTGCCGCGACTCGATAAGGACGCTGCCGGCGCTGCAGCATGATACCAACAAGCCCGAGGATGTGGACACCGAGAGCGAAGACCATGCCCCGGACGAAATTCGCTATGCGTGCATGTCAAGGCCATATATAAAACAGTTTGTGCCGAAACCGGCTCAAAAGCTGCTGCTGGTCGGGGCTGGGAATCAGGTCACGCTTGATGATTTGTGGGCCGCGCAGAGCCGGCAGCGGAAGAACGAGAGGGTCTGATGACAGGCGTTCGCAATCCCATGATGACCGTCAACGCGATGTACGAGACGGTTGCGGCTAGCCAGACGGCCCAGGTGCTCGGTACGAACGGGGCCACGGGGGACTTCATCGCAGGCCTGCTTATCACGGCGGCGACCGCCGCTGGCGGGGTTGTGACGCTGCTGGACGGCTCGACCTCGATCCCGATCTATGCCGGAGGCGCAACCACGGCGCTTCCCTCGCTGGCACCGTTCTATGTGCCGCTGAACCTGTTCAGCACCTCCGGGCCATGGAAGGTCACGACCGGGGCGAATATCTCAGTGATCGCGATGGGGTCGTTTAGCGTATGACCATCGCGCTCCAGCCCGAACAGGAGATGGCGGCTCACTGGAAAACCCAGATCGAGCAGTGCGAGAAGGCCAATAGCAAGTGGCACAAGAGGGCCAAGAAGATATGCCGCAACTACCGGGATGACAGGAACGAGGAGGACGACAGCAGCAAGGGGGCTGCCAAGCGGCTCAACCTGTTCTGGTCCAATGTCGAAACCCTGAAGCCGGTCATCTATTCCAAGACGCCAGTCCCGATCAGCGAACGGCGGTTCCTCGACAAGGACCCGACCGGCCGGGTGGCGGCCACCATCCTCGAGCGTGCATTGCGGTATGAGGTCGCGATGTGCGGCTTTGACGCCACCATGCGCCGGGCGCGTAATGACTACCTGATCCCCGGGCGTGGCCAGTGCTGGATTCGCTATGCGCCGAAGTTCGAGCGCTCGGTCAGCCCGGAGCAGACCGCCGAGGATGATGTCACCGAGACGGGCGAGGATGCAAAAGAGGAGGAGCAGGCCGACACCGAGGAGCTGGCAAGTGAGAACCTGGCTGTAGATTACGTGCATTGGGAGGACTTCCTTACCTTCCCGGCCGGTGCCAGGACATGGACCGAGGTCGAGGGTGTGGGCCGCCGGCTGTTCCTGTCCCGTGAAGACCTGATTGAGAATTTTGGGGAAAAGATCGGGAAAGAGATCGAACTCGACCACAAGCCGAAGACCGAGGGCGACCAGAAGGGCGACAGCCAGCTATCCGGCCAGGAGGGCATGCAGGCCACCGTGCACGAAATCTGGTGGAAGCCGGGCCGGTGCGTTTATTTCATCGCCAAGAGCTACGACAAGATCTGCAAGGAGGTCGACGACCCCTTGAAGCTGCAGGGGTTCTTCCCATGCCCCGAGCCGCTCTCGGCCACCATGACCAACGACACCATGATCCCGGTGCCGGACTATGCGGAGAGCCAGGACCAGTACATCCAGATCGACGAGCTCACCAAGCGCATCGACATCCTGACGGCCTCGACCAAAGTCGTTGGTGTCTATGACAGCGCGGCGCAGTCGCTCAAGCGGGTGTTTGAGGAAGCGGCCGAGCCGAACCTGATCCCGGTCGATTCGTGGGCCATGTTCGCCGAGAAGGGCGGGCTGAAGGGCGCGATTGACTGGGTGCCGATCGAGGCAATTTCCAAGACGCTGCAGATCCTGATCGAGGTCCGGGCCAAGATCATTGAAGACCTCGACCGCACCACGGGTATTTCCGACATCATGCGCGGCACGTCCGACGCCCGGGAGACCATGGGCGGCCAGCGGCTGAAGAGCAACAATTCTTCGACCCGGGTGCAGGAGCGTCAGGATGCGATGGCGCGGTACTGCCGTGATGTGATCTGCATCATGGGCGAGATCATCGCGGAGCATTACAGCCCGGAGACGCTGATCGAGGTGTCGGGCGCGCTGTACGATGAGGGGCTTGATCCTCCAGCGTCACCTCCCCCAAACCCGATGATGGGTCACAACGGCGGCCCGCCGATGAACCCGCAAGCGGCAGTGCCGCCCATGGGGCAGCTGCCCATGCAGTCAGCGCCGACATCCCCGGCGCCGATCCCCCCACAGACACCGAACGGGCCTCCTGCCCCCGCTCCGGCGCCCGTGGGGGTCGAATCACCCAACATGGCCCAGCAACGCAAGCTGGCCATGATCATGGAAGCGATCGCGCTACTGCGGCAGGACAAGCTGCGCGGCTTCCGGATCGACATCGAGACTGATTCGACCGTGCAGGGCGATGCCGAGCAGGAGAAAGCGCAGCGCATCGAATTTCTGACCGCGACCACGAAGTTCATCGAGACTGCGGCCCAGGTGACAGCCATGGTGCCGGAGTTCGCGCCCTTGGCGGCCAAGATGCTGGGCTTTGGCGTCCGTGGCTTCCGGGTTGGCCGTGATCTGGAATCGGCCATTGAGGAGTTCTGCGACAAGGCCGAGCAGGATGCCAAGGCGAAGGCCGCCAATCCGCAGCAGAAGCCAGACCCGGAGATGATCAAGGCCGAGACGGAGCGCATGAAGGCACAGAGCGAAATCCGCCGGCAGGAGATCGAGAATCAGGGCGAGGAGCGCAACGCGACGATCGATCTGGAAAGCAAGAAGATCGACCTCCGCATGAAAGAGATCGAGTTCGAGATCAAGAAGCTTGAATTCCACTCCAAGCGGATCGAAGCCTCGACGCCCAAGGAGGGCGAGGGCGGCGGCACCGATTCGGACGGCATCCACCCCCACATGGCGTTGCACCAGATCGCCGAGGCGGCCAAGGTGTTTGATATCGCATCGCGGCGGAACGCGGCGCCCAAGGTCATCCACCGCGGTCCGGACGGCAAGGCCTCGCACATCACGACGGAGTTCAACGAATGATTTTGAGTGTGAGATATCGCAGAAAATGGCTCATCGGACCACTCCGGGCAGAAATATATGATGGAGTGCGCTGGGTAAGGCTGAGTGCAATATGCACTGAAAGACAGCGCCTGATTGATGAGAACTTCAGAAGGAACGAACTAATTTTGAGAGAAATCCGCGCATGAAACAGATGGGCGAGCTTGTCATCGACCACCGCGCCTCCCCGGGTCTGCCCGAGGATGTGGCGCGCTGGGCCGGCTATGACCCGCTGTTCTGCCGCGAGGGCAAGGTTTACGAGACGGAGACGCTGCACTGCAGTCATTGCGATGCGCATGTGGTCAAGAATCCATTCAGGACCCGTGACCGGCATTACTGCGCGAAGTGCGCGGGGCATTACATTTGTGACGGCTGCGCGTTTGAGGCAAACCAGGCGGGCTACATCCATACGCCATACAAGAAAGTGGTGGATAACCTTCTCAAGCAGGGCTCATTGCTGATCCCGTAAAGGAACAAAAAATGCCGCTTCATGAATCGACGTTTGAATATCTCAAGCCGACTGAAGACCAGATCACCACCATGGCCAAGCTTCGATCTGCTGCGGCGTCCTACGCCAAGGCGCTCGACGAACTACTTCCGGAAGGCCCGGACAAGACATTCATCATGCGCGCTCACCGTAGCAACGCCATGTGGGTCAATGTCGCCGTTACCCGTCTGCCTGACGGCGCGCCCCGAAGCTGAGAAGGAAAACCCATGTCCAAGCGCATCTTCCAGGTCTCCACCTTCACCCCGACCGCGCAGGCCGATGGCGTGCTGTCCGCCGGCACGTTCGCGGCTCTCAAGGCAGGCTCGGCGACCGATATCCTCAAGATCGGCAAGGTCTTGCTGATGGGACAGGCCAGCTCGAGCGCGGTCACCGCAACCTGCCTGGCGCGATCGTCCGCGCTGGCGATCACGCCGACGGCGTTGGCCCTGCCGAACTCCGACGCCCCGGTCAACATCGCAGCGACTGCGGTATCCACGGCTCCGGTGGCCATGGTGGCGGCCTCGACCCCGCCAAATCGGTCGCCTGCCGTCTCGATTGCCCGGCTCAACCTGACGTTCAACGCCTTCGGCGGTATCATCCAGTGGCAGACCAACCCGGGATCCGAGGAAGAATGGGTGTCCGTCGGCGTGGCGACGACCTCGAACTCCGAAACTGTCCTGTCCTCGGCCAACGTCGGCACGGCCGGCGCGATCGGCGCGAATATCTTCTACGAAGTGCTGTAAATGGCCTCTTTCGCCGATGTCTGCCGGTTCACCGCAGCATCAAGCGGGACGGGCGATTTTGTCGTTTCCGCGGCTGTGCTGGGGTATCAGACCCCGGCCAGCGCCCAGGCCGTTAACGCCGCGATCTACAAATACCGGGCCGAAAGCGCGGACCTGACGCAATGGGAGTGCGGCTATGGCGCCTATACCGTGGCCGGGACCACGCTGGCGCGGACGACGGTACTATTCAACTCTGCCGGAACTACGGCCAAGATCAGCTTCACCGCGGCGCCGCAAGTCGCGATCGTGGCCTATGGAGAGGATCTCGATCCGGTCGACGGGCAGCTGTTCGGGCTGACTCTCTCGACGGCCGGCGCTAGCACCACGTTCTCAGTGGCGACCGGATGGGCTGCGGACAGCACCGCCGTCAACATCCTTCGGCTTTATGCGGCTGTGGCCAAGACAACGAGCGCGTGGGCGGTTGGGACCGGAAACGGCGGCCTTGACACCGGCTCGATCGCCGCCAGCACATGGTATCACACTCACATCATCAAGCGCCTCGATACCGGCGTGACCGATGTGTTGGTGTCGCTTTCGGCGACGTCGCCAACCATGCCGACGAATTACACGCTGTTCCGGCGCATTGGATCGATGAAGACCAACGGATCGTCCCAATGGACGCTATTCCAGCAAAGCAGCGATACGTTTCTGTGGGACGTTCCGATTCAGGATGTAGCTGCCACCAATCCCGGCACAGCGGCAGTTACCAGAACATTGACGGTCCCAACGGGCGTCGTGGTCGAAGCAATTTACAGCGTTGCTGATCAGGCCGTCACCTCCAACCATTTTGTTCTGATGTCCCCCTTGTCGTTAACGGACCAAACCCCATCATCATCAATCTTTTCGTACTCAGCACAAGCTGGTGGTACCGGAATCACTTCGTTCACCGCGGGCGGGCAATTCAGAACGCTCACCAATGCGTCCGCTCAGATCAGGTCACGCGCCAGCGCATCGGGCGCATCTGATACGTTCACGATATCCACCACCGGATGGATTGATACGCGGGGAAGAACCGCGTGATCACGCGAAGATCACTCGTCGCTTCAATTGCGTCCTTGTTTTACCCGACCATAATTTATGCTGAACCAAACAGGAAAAAAATGGACACACGATTTTATCTGGCTCTTGGGACGGGCTACACCTCGATCCCGCTTGCCCCATCGGCAACCCTCGCGCTTCCTTCCACCTTCCACGTCGTTCCTGGGCTCTATGTCTACAACGGCGTAGGATACGACCTCACGGCGCTCGGCCGCTATCTGTTTGCTGATCCCGTAACCGAAGTGATCATGCAGCGGATAACTTGGGACGCGACCAACATCCCAGCGTATATCTCTGCTTTTTCAGCCTGTCACTTGGACGGAAAGTACGATGATGGAACGTCAATCCCGCTCGGAAGCGCTGACCTGACAGCGTATTTGAATGCGCTGAAGACGCGCCCGGTAGAGATGCACTGCGGCTACATCGCCGATCTCATGCGCACGATGATGAGCCAGTTCGCTCCGGCAATCCCGGCCCGGCTAGTCCAGATGACGGAGGGCATCGTTCCAACCAACAACGATATCGGCCACATCGTTTTCGAGGAGAAATCATCGGGCGCATGGCGGCTTTGGGATGTGACGAACGGTGTCTATTTCGCCGACTCTTCCGGCAACCACCTCAACCTCAAGGACCTGATCAACCTCGGGATTACCAACGCGACCATGGTTCGGATCAGCGAGAAGAAGACTTCCTACGACGTTGGTTTCGGGCTGTGGGAGGAATTTTGGGGGCAAACAGACGCCAATGTGAGGGCGTGGTGCAATCGCATATACCAGATTCCGGCCGTCAAATCCGGATCGACGTGGTACGCCTACGTCCCGAGTGCGCTATCATCGCGGACATCCTACATCACCGGCCTCGGCTTCACGGTCCAGTCGCAGGCGACGTGGGAATCGACTTGGTATCCATAGCTCATGTCCCTGCTCGGATTTGACGCATTAGGCAGGCTGGCGCTGGGGCAACTCCCCAGCGGGTCTGCGCCATCCGTCAATCCACCGCAGACGCCATTGCCGCGGCGTCGCGTTATCGTCGAGACCATGGTGCTCGGCTCATTCGCCGGGCTCCTGGCGACCACGCCGATGCCGATCCGGAATGATTTCAAACCGCCCATTAACCCGGTGCGGCTTGCCAAGGTCGACCAGCACCATACCAACATCAACATATTCACCAACCCGATACCGTTCTTCCCGACGGACTATAACAGGCCGAAGAAACCGCTTCCCGGGAAGGACCAGCTTTATCCGACGCTGGTCGCGAACTTCATCCAGCCAGTTACCCCCTATTGGGGGCAAGCAGTAAATCGGCAGTTCCCGCCACGCGCGCCGGATCAGATCTATCCGAACCTGCCACTGAACTATGGCCGTCCGTTCATCCCCGTGGACTATTCGCGGCCGCACCCGGTTTATCCCTCGCGCGTGCCGGTCATGGTGGGGTTCCAGATCCTCATCACGCCACCGGATATCGGGGACAAGCATGATGGGCATTACGTCAAGAAGCGCAAGAAGCGCTCCGGCCCGGGCCCGCTGGATTACGAGCTCGAGGAAAAGGCCCGTCGGCGCGCTGCGATCGAGCTTGCCGTTTACGGGCCGGAGGTCGAATATCAGACGCCTCCGGTGCCGTTCGTCATGCCGCCGGTACCGCCGCCGGATGTCACTGGACTGGCGCAGACCATCGCGGCGCTGCAACGTGAACAGCAGAAGGTTGTCATGGCGCAGCAGGGCGAGGATGAGGAAATCGAGTTGGAAGCGATTTTGCGGGAGATTCTATGAAAATCAGGCAATCAGTGAAGCCGACCATGGCGGCCTATAATCGCATTCTCGTGCGGCTGGAGGAAAAACACGGGATCAATTCCCGGTCCGAATCCATCCGTCTGAGGGCCGCTATGTTCAGGGAATTGAATGCGAGGAAGAAACTCGCATGACCGTTCGCATGTGCAAAACCTGTGGAGAATGGCACGATCTGGACGAGCCATGGCCATGTGCACGGCCATCCACAGCATCAGCAGCTCCCTACGTCATTTCTGACAATATGGAGCCGCTGAAGCATCACGCCACCGGAGCGGTGATTTCGAGCAAGCGGGCATTTTCGAGGGAAACGCGCGCTGCAGGCTGTATCGAGATAGGGACGGAGCCTATTCACCCCCGGAAACCCATCCTTTTGGACCGCGGCGCGCGCCGCGAGGCTATACAGCGCTCAATTTATGAATTAAGGAATAAATCATGAGCGAATTGGCCGACGCATTAATGGACGATGGCAATTCCGGGGTGCAGCCGGCCGAAATACCTTCTGGGGAGCCAGGAGAATCGGGAGGGGCTTCTAAAACGCCCCCAGCGGAGGCCTCTCCCGAGAAACCCCTGACGCTCCGTGAGCAGCTCAACAAGTCAATCGAATCCGTCCGCAAGGAAGAGGCGACCAGGGCGCGCGATGTCGCGACCGGCAAGTTCGCCAAGACCGATAAACCCGAGATTCCGGCCGAGAAGCCGGTAGAGACCAAGCCGGACGCGCAAGCTGATCCAACCAGCCCGCCCCCGATATGGTCCAAAGTCTGGGAAACCATGTCTCCCGAGGCACGCGCGCTCGCGGTCAAACGCGAAGCCGAGCAGGCCAAGGGTTTCGAAGAGTACCGAGGTAAAACCGCTCAGCTCACCGAAATTACGCAAGTCCTCGATCCGATTCGCCCGATCCTTCAACAGAACGGCATTCAGTCGGACGCCCAAGCGGTCAAAACGCTGGTGGAATGGGAAGGTGCCTTTCGCAATCCGGCCACACGGATGCAGGCCTTTCACAACCTTGCGCGGCAGTACGGGGTTGATCTCCAATCACTGGTCCAAAGTCCGTCCCAGCCCTCACCGGCCCAGGATATTCCCGAGCCACTTCGGCCCGTCATCGACCAGTTCGGCAACATCGTTCAGGAAGTCAATACGATCAAGCAGCAGCTGCAGACGGCTGAGCAGAATCGGATTGCATCTGAACTGACATCTTTCGCCAGCAAGCCTGAGCACGCGCATTTCGAGAAGGTCCGTGTCATGATGGGCCAGCTCATGCAGTCCGGGATTGTTTCACCGGGAGATCTGGAGGGCGCCTATCAAAAGGCAGTCACGATCCATCCCGAGGTTTCCGCCGCGATCGAAGCGGAGAAGCAGGCGAAGGCACAAGCCGAATTGGCCAAGACCAATGCCGAGAAGGCCGCGCGAGCGCGCCAAGCCGCCGTTTCACCATCCGTACGCTCCCCCAACGGAGCGCCGGTCAACGGTGCATCGGTCAAGCCGAAAGGCTCATCGCCGCGGGAATCCATCCTTGCAGCCATCGGAGAGCTGAGAGAAGGACAGAGGGCCTAACCCAACAGGGGTAGGCGATGGCCTTTCCGAATCTGTCTGAAATCGTGACGACCACCCTGCGGAATCGCACGGGTGAACTCGCCGACAACATGAGCCGCAACAACGCTCTGTTGGCTCGCCTATCCCGCCGCGGCAAGATCAAGACTTTCTCCGGCGGTCGCACCATCGTTCAGGAACTGAACTATGCCAACAACCAGACGTTCCAGTGGTACTCTGGTTACCAGACCCTGAACATCGCGCCGTCGCAGACCTTCTCGGCCGCGGAATTTCCGATCCGGCAGTCGGCGGTCGCCGTCTCGATCTCCGGCCTCGAGGAACTGCAGAACTCCGGTGAGGAAGCGATCATCGACCTGCTGGAAAGCCGGATCGAGAACGCCGAAGACACCTTCATGAACGGCATGAGCCAGGGCATCTACGGCGATGGCACGGTGACCGGATCGGTCAACGGGCTGCAGCTGCTGATTGCCACCTCACCGTCAACCGGCGTGGTCGGCGGCATCGATCGCGCGACATGGACGTTCTGGCAGAACCAGGCCTATTCGGCCCTGACCAACGGCGGCGCCACGGCGACCGCGGCGAACATCCAGCAGTACATGGATTCGCTGTGGGTGACGCTGGTGCGCGGCCGCGACTGCCCGGATCTGCTCGTGGCCGACAACAACTTCTACAAGCTCTATTGGCAGAGCCTGCAGGCAATCCAGCGCATTGCGAGCGAGAACGGCTCCGGTGAGCACGGCGCTCTCGGCTATCAGAGCCTGAAGTACAACACGGCTGATGTGGTGCTGGACGGTGGCTTTCAGGGCTTCTCGACCGATCCGTTCCCGGGTGAGCTGTCCTCGACCGTGACCGGCCTCGGCGGCGCCCCCACCAACACGATGTACTTCGTCAACACGAAGTATATCCACTGGCGGCCTCACGCGCGGCGCAACATGGTGCCGCTCGATCCAGATCGGTTTTCCGTCAATCAGGACGCGATGGTGAAGCTCATGGGCTGGGCGGGGAATATGACCCTCAGCAACGGGTTCCTCCAGGGCGTCCTCACGGCTTAAGGAGCTGAGCACATGGTTTCGTATACCACACAGAGCATCGAGGGCGTCGACCTCACGGCCATCTATACGGCCTATGACCAGACCGCCGCCACGTCGGCCACTAACGTGCCAGAAAATCCCGGCCCGCCGTTCAAGGTCGGGACCGAGGTGGTCTGCACTGACGGCTCCATCTGGGTCTTTGCCAAGGCCTCCGGCGGCATCAATCAGTACGATGTCGTCATGATGGATGTCCTCTATTCCAGCGTGAAGCAGATCCTCGGCGGGGGCGCCTCGGAAGTGACCAAGCTCCGCATCGGATTCTATCAGAATGCAACGGCGCTGGTGTCGGGCAACTTCGCCTGGTTCATGGTGTCGGGCGTCCCGACCATCAACGTGCTGGCGTCCTGTGCGAAGGCGGCGCAGCTCTACACCACCGACACGTCCGGAAAGCTGGATGACGCGATCGCGACCGGATCTCAATACCCAATCCGCAACGTCTTCCTGACGACCACGATCGGCGCGACGGCATCGTTCAACACGGCTCAGGCGGCCTATCCCGTCGCCGGCCCGATGACGGCGCTGCTGTGAGGTCGATCTGGATCGGATATGATCCGCGGGAGGCCGAGGCGTTCTCGGTCGCCCGCGTATCAATTCGCAAGCATCTCACGATGCAAATTCCGATCCGGAGCCTGTTCCTTGATGAACTCAGGGGGCGGGGGCTTTACACCCGCCCGACCGAGGTCAGAGACAACCGCCTGTGGGATGTGATCTCCGAGGCACCGATGTCGACCGAGTTCGCGATCAGCCGGTTCCTTGTCCCGCATCTGGCTCAGACCGGCTGGGCGCTGTTCATGGATTGCGACATGCTGGCCCGGGCCAATCTCGCCCGGGTGTTCGATCTCTGCGACCCCAGCAAGGCCGTGATGTGCGTCAAGCACAGTTACGAGCCTGCAGCCACCGAGAAGATGGACGGTCAGGCCCAGCTTCGCTACGCCCGCAAGAACTGGTCATCGTTCATGATCTTCAATCTCGAGCATGAGGCGAACCGGCAACTGACCCCGGCCATGGTCAATGCGCTGCCGGGCCGTGACCTGCATCGGTTCTGCTGGCTGGAAGACGACCAGATCGGAGAACTCCCCCCGGAGTGGAATTTTCTGGTCGGGCACACCGATCCATCCATCGATCCGAAGGTGGTGCACTTCACCGAGGGCGGCCCATGGATGAAGGGATACGAAAACGTGCCCTATGCCGCCGAATGGTTGCAACAGCGGAGGTCATGGGCGGCATGAGGCGAATCACTGCGGCCTATCTCGACCTGCAGAAGGATCTTCACGCCCGTTTCGACTATGGGCGTGGTGTCGATGCCGAGGAATGTGCCGAGATCGTCCGGACGCTGGGTGTCCAATCGGTACTGGACTATGGCTGCGGTCAAGGCCATCTGGCGCGGCTGCTGCCGGAGTTCGAGACCGAGGAATACGACCCCTGCATCGAGGGAAAGGACGGCGACCCGGCGCGGGCCGATGTCGTGGTCTGTGCTGACGTGCTCGAGCATATCGAGCCTGATCTGTTGGGAAACGTCCTGCTCCACATTTACGCGCTGGCGCGGCGGCATGTGCTGCTGGTGATCGCCACTGGACCCTCGAAAAAGGTCATGGCGGACGGCCGACAGGCGCACCTGATCGTGGAAAGCGCGGAGTGGTGGAAGGGCAAGCTCGCGGGCCTGTTCGAGATCGAGTGCTGCGAGGACCGATCCGACCAAGGCCATGGCGTGCTGATGCTGTGCAAGCCCCGCCGGTTTGAGATTCGACCCTTGGTCCCGATTGTGCGCGTGCGCAGCACCGCAGCGGTAACCGATGCCGAGCGCAACGCCAACATGATCGCCAATAGCACGCGGATCGAGAAGCGGCTGCGGTGCTGCGCACG